TTCGACATGGAAATTAAAAAATAAAAAGGAGTTGCAAAGACCAGAAACGTGTGTAAACTGTCCAACCTTAGACAAACAATAACCGGAGAAGCCCATGACAACAACCGTCATACCCCTCGACAAACTGGCAAAGGTCTACCGAAAGATCCGCAGTGAAATCGAAACATTGACCAGAGAGTACGACACGCAAGTCGAAGTGCTCAAGGCAACGCAAGACGAAATCAAGCATGCAATGAAAGATCAGATGCAAGCGCTTGGTGTCACATCAGTCAACACGCCGCAAGGCACTGTTGTTATGTCGATCAAGACACGCTACTCCACATCGGACTGGGATTCGTTCAAGACCTTTGTGACGCAGCATGACGCGCTCGACCTCTTTGAGAAACGCATCGCGCAGACCAACATGAAGTTGTTCCTCGAAGAAAACCCCGGCACTCTGCCGCCCGGACTCAACTCGAACGCTGAGTACGATATTTCAGTTCGCAAACCATCCAAGTAAGAAAGAAAATCATGAGTAACATTGCAATCTTTAACCCATCAAATGTCCCAGCCTTCGCACGTAAAGCCGAAATGTCTGACATCGCCAAAGCCCTTTCCGGTGGCGGCGGTGCAAGCGGTCATCGCATCTCAATCAAGGGCATGGTCTTTCGACTCATTGCCAACGGTAAAGAAATTGCTGCTGTTGACGAGCGCTTCTTGGATGTTGTCATCGTCAAAGCTGCACCAAAAGTAGCCCGTGTATTTTACGCAGGCAAGTGGGACAAAGACGCTGCCGCTTCCGCACCCGACTGCCAATCCAATGACGGCGACAAGCCCGATCCAAAGAGCAAGAACGTGCAGTCCGACACATGCGCAAGCTGCTCACAAAACGTGGCCGGTTCCGGTATTGGCAACAGCCGTGCCTGCCGCTATCAACAGCGTCTGGCTGTGGTATTGGCTAACGATATCGAAGGCAGCGTGATGCAGCTGTCCTTGCCAGCTACGTCAATCTTTGGCAAAGAAGAAGGCGACAAACGCGCACTGCAAGCGTACGCTCGTTGGTTGGTGGCACAAGGTGTTGACCCAAGCACTGTTGTTACCCGCATGAACTTTGACACAGCGTCTGAGTCACCTAAGTTGTTCTTCAAAGCAATGCGCTGGTTGACGGATGACGAGTTTGCCCAAGCCACTGAACAAGGCACTACGTCAGAAGCGGTCAAAGCCGTCACGATGGACGCAGGCAGCATGGACATGGGCAAGCCAGCAGACGCACTTAAAGGTAAGGCTCCAGCAGCCAAGGCACGGCCAATCGCAGACTTGATTGACGAAGACGAAGAAGCAGCCGTCCCTGCACCCGCACCGAAAGCCAAAGCCAAGCCAGCCCCAGTGGTTGAAGAAGCTGAAGAAGAGGAAGAGTCCGCACCCGTGGTGAAGAAGGTTGTCGTGAAGCCTACGGCAGTGCCTAGCAAGAAGTCGTTGGCCGATGTGGTCAGTGACTGGGATGACGAGTAATTAGTTTTAGGGGGGAAAGCGGATGCTGTTTGATGGTCGGCGCGAAAATCGCCGTTTAGACCCGAAGGTAGTTGGTTCGATCCCAACACAGTGCAGCGAGTACCCCCGCCTATAAGACCACTATGGCTTATTCACAAAAAACTATCGACATGGTTATGCGTGCGCCGAAGACTCCGGGCAATCAGCTTGGACGTTGGGCAGTTCACCATAACTTCTCTGTCGTTCGTATATCTATAGCGCTAGGCGTAACCCGTCAGACCGCATACAACTGGTTCGCAGGAGGAGACATATTCCCTGCGTACGAGCACCGCGTTGAAACGCTGCTCAAGTTCCTTCAAAATTCACAATCCGCCGATGAGGCATGGAAAAAAATATGTCATCACTACAGCCTTCAACCTTAAGCAACGACGAGTTGATCCACTACGGGACGGATTTGATCGAAGATGGCAATGGTCTTCCATTGGCTTGGCAACAAGAGTTGATGACCCGCTTCATCGCAGCAGCCCCTGTCCACACCATCCGCATCACAGACGCTAAGCAACTAGACCTGTTCATGTAACCCAAGGACTTTAATGACTCCGCTTGAATTCCTTGCGGTTGTTCTGCCGTCCCCGACTAACGGGTTGTACTGTGCAGCGGAACTGAGCACTAAAAAGAAAGAACATATATATGTTGAAAATCTGGAAGACATTTACCCTACCGTAACCGATTGGGTAGGAGACAAGAAGAACGCGTTCATCGCGCTGTCAACGTTTGAGAAGTCGGGTAAGCGCACTGCGGAGAACGCACGTTTCATTCGCTCCTTGTTCATTGACATGGATGGCTACGCATCGAAGAAGCAAGCAGCAATGGCGCTAGGTGCGTTCCTTGTCGAGACTGGCTTGGACACGCTAGGCTCACCTTGGATCGTTGGTTCTGGTGGTGGTCTGCACTGCTACTGGCCGTTCACGCAGGATATAGATGTGTCTGTGTGGAAGCCTATGGCCGAGAACTTCAAGCGCCTGTGCAAGCAGCAGAAGTTGAACATCGACATGACGGTGACCGCTGACGCAGCGCGGGTACTGCGCATCCCTGAGACTACCAATTTCAAGGAGAAGTACCCGACACCGCGTCCAGTGGTGTTGCTGGCTGAAGGCAGTAGGTTCGACTTCGATGTACTGAGTAATGCGATTGCCGACAAGCTGAGTGTGGCTCCAGTAGCGGCACAGAGCGCGTTTAATCTACCGGGCAAGCGTCCAGACGCAGCGCCTGCTGTGCCGACCACGATGGCTGGCGCGAAGTTGTTTGAGAACAGTATCACCAAATTCAGCAACGTCTACAAGAAGACACGCGCTGGCACAGGTTGCGCCCAACTCAAGCACTTCATTGAGAACGCAGAAGACGATGGCATGGAGCCCTTGTGGCGCGGCTGGTTGAGTATCACTGCCAAGTGTGAAGATGGCGAGAAGGCAAGTGTCTGGCTAAGCGGGTTGCACCCGTACCCAGAAGCGCGTATGCGTGAGAAGCAAGCGCAGATCAAGGGGCCATACCCCTGCGTCAAGTTCGACAGCGAGAATCCGGGCCTGTGTACAGGCTGCGCACACTTCGGCAAGATCACTAACCCGCTGGCATTGGGGCGTGAGATTGCTGTTGATACGCAAGAGAAAGAAATTGAAATCGTTATCCCATCGGAAAGCCCTAGCATCGCGCCTGAAGTTAAGAAGCTACTGCGCCCAACACCTCCTCGTGGGTTTGGTTACGGCAGCAAAGGCGGCGTGTTCTCCGAGAAGTCGATGGAAGATGCAGACGGCAACACCTCTAAGAAACAAGTAATGCTGCTGCCATACGATTTGTTCGTGGTGGATATCCTGAACAACAACGGTGACCATATTGTTCACATGTTAGCGCTGCGGCCAGAAGGCCCAGTAACAGTCACGATCCCGCAACGGGCGGTAGTGAGCAAAGACGAGACAGTCAAAGCGCTGGCTCAACAAAACATCATCGCCGCATTCGGCGCTGGTAACGACAAGAACCTTTTTGAATATGTGAGAGCATGCGTGGAACAATCTAGTACCGGCAAGGCCGCCGTTAAAGTGCCATCAAACTATGGCTGGCAAGAAGACGATACGTACGTCTTCGCTGGCAAAATCTATAGCAAGTCCGCGCCACCTATCTCTGTGCCCATGCCGGGTCTGGAGAACATTGTGGTCAACACCAAACCAACAGGAACCATTGAGGCATGGCGCACGTTCGTTAACCTGCTTATCCACAAGAAGATGTACGCTCACTTGGCGGTCTTGCTTGCCGGTGCTGGAGCCCCGCTGATGCGCTTCACGGGTATCTACGGCATGACCTACCACTGCGGCTCTACTGAGTCCGGTACAGGCAAGACGTTGGCGCTTGAGGCGGCAGCATCCGTGTGGGGTCACCCTACCCACTACCGCACAGGCAAGGGCACATCACCCGTAGCCATGCAGCAGCGTCTGGGCCTCCTCAACAGCAACCCACTGATTACTGACGAGATAACCAGCAAGAACCGCAACAACTTCGAGTGGTTCCCTGAGTTCTTGCTCGACATGACCGAGGGACGCGGCAAGGAGCGTATGGAGTCTGGCTCCAACAAAGAGCGCTTGAACCTGTCCACATGGATGACTGTGGCGATCATGTCTTCAAACACACACGCTGTGGATATGCTGACAGGTGGGCGCACCCACTCATCCGAAGGTGAGATGCGCCGCTTGCTTGAGTTCATCATGGATCAGCCGTTGCAGTGGGAGCCGCACGAGATCGAGGTCGTCAAGTCTTTGCAGCACAACTATGCAGTCGCCGGTCATATGCTGGTGGAGTACATGGCTAAGAACGTGGACATGCTCAAGACGCTTGTGCCTGAAATCGTGACCAACATGTACAAGGAGTTCAACGCTACTAATGATGAGCGCTTCTGGATGGCTGGCCTTGCTGAGTTGATTGGTGCGGGTGTCTTGTTTTCCAAAGAGCATGCCGGTATTGTTGACATTCCGATGGGCAAGATCATTGAGTTCCTGCACGGCATCGTCACGAGTATGCGCAACAACATTAAGGGCAATGCCCGTAGCGCTGAAGACGTACTGAACACCTATACTCGTGACCATTACGGTAGCTTCATTGTTATCCGGCACATCGAGGGTAATCGTGTTTTGGCCGAACTAGGCAGCGGCAAAGAAGTCGATGACTCAACAACAAGAGCGCGGATCATGGGCCGCATCGAGCACGGCACAACGCCGGGGTACATTGACTACTTCATTGAGCAGAGTATGCTCAAGGCGTGCTGCGCCAATATGAGCTTCGGTTACGCTGACTTCAAGCGCCAGCTTGGGGCCATGTTCAAGGTGACGGAAATATCCAAGAAGGACATGACCGCCAAGACCCGTGGCCCACAGATGCGCGTAGCTGTACTGAAGATTTCCCGCCTAATAACCGAGAAGGACAATGAGCTACTCAATTCAGTTCCCGTGGGACAAGACTGAACGAGGGCAGGGATTCTTCGTCCCTTGCCTCGATACTGAAGCCGTGCGTATCAAAGGGTTGAACGCCGCGCTGAAGTACAGACTTAAAGATGCCCGTGCTGCCACGGGCATCCGTCGTGAAGTTATTGGGGTCTGGTTTTATCGACTGTCTGACCGACCCTAGCAAGCGCTGCACGATACCGTTCCGACAGATTTTGACGAGCCTCCTCGATTTTGTCGAGTCGGGCTCGTTTTTCTTGGGCGTTTAAGTTCGCCATACCAGTCACGCGATCAGTATCCGTACGCAAGCGCCCCATTTGTGTCTTATAGTTTGCGGCCATACCAGCGGAGGCTACCTCCGCCCGGTGTTCAGCCAAGAAGTCTTTAGCCTCTTCTGCGCGGCCTTCTTTGCGGATCTTGTTGTACGTGTCCTTTGCCTGCACTGCCTCTGTAGCTTCACGGTACATGACATCCGTATCAGCCCCGCCGTACTTCTTCTGGAATGCCTGACCGATAAACGGCGTCTCTGTGATGCGTGATTCGGGAGCCTGACCAGCGCTTTCTCTGCGGAACAAACTGTCAGCAGCGCCAGCAATCACCAGCGGAAGTTGGCCGAAATAACCGGTAGCCAAGTGCTCGATCTGCAACGGAGACATCATCGGTAGCG